ACTGAACCGGGCCAAATCCTGTGTCGCGACGGCTTGACAGTTCGCCGCAGCGTCGACAAACTACGCAGCTCACGCCCGAATAGCTCAGCTGGTTAGAGCACTTGACTGTTAATCAGGGGGTCGCTGGTTCGAGTCCAGCTTCGGGCGCCACTTTCGACCGGTTACGTGTAAATCATCGTGTAAATCAATCGCGCTTTCCGGCCGCATCGACCACCTGTAACGCGTGGTCATACAGCCCCAACATCGCGTCCGTCTTGTGCCCGCTGGCCGCTTTCTTGTCCGCCTTTCGGCCTGGCGTGTCGGTGATTCCGCGATGCTTGAGACCGTGCAGGCCGAACCGCGAATCCTTACCGATCACCTTCGCCTTGATCGCCGTCGCCATCGCGCGGCGCCATGCGCTGTTCAGCGCCGACTTGCTCAGGGCGCACCCATCCTCCGACACCACTAGCGGGCGGCTTGCCTGCGCCCGGAATGACGGCTTCTTGAGCCAGATACGGGCGCGTCGAGCTACCAACCAACCCCATGCTTCGACAAGCTCCGGGCACCAGCGCGTTACATTGCCGTCGCTGCCCTTGACTCGATCCACGATGATCCCGGCATCCGTTTTGTCCGCATCGGTCAGGTTGCGCACCTCGACGCTACGCATGCGGCAACGGTAGGCTATCTCCGCCACAGCCCAGACGTAGGGCGCAACTGACCCCTTGCGCCGGCTTGGCAATGCGCCACGGACTCGCAGGAACGCCACCACAGCCTGTGCGGTGTCTGCCTCGGGCATCCGGTGCGCCTTGCGCTCCTTGGCCTGCCTGACGCCCTGTGCAACGTTGGTGTCCGCATAGCCGTTCAGCACGCCCCATTGGTACGCCACCGACAGATACCGCTTGATGTGGTTGGCCTTGCTGGGCGTGGCGACGGCGATATCGTTCACAAGCCGCTGAATGAGCGGCGGCGTGATCGCAGCTCGACGCAGGTAGGCGAACATCACACCAATCTTCGTTGCGTGACGCTGCAGCGCGTCGCGGCAATAGCGGTAGTCCGTCTGTGTTGCTGCCGCGATTTCGGTCTTGAACTGGCCAGATTCCTCGAATTTGCCCAGCATGTAATCCAGCGTCGAACTATCCGCGCCTTGTGCCAGTTCCATCGCCTTGTGCAGATCCGACAGCAACGCTTTGTCGTCTGCAATCGGCTTACTGCGCTTCCCGCCACGCAGCGTGTACCAGTTCCGGTCGCGCCGGTTCCAGTAGCAGCCCACCGGCAACTTGCGCTGGTCGATGTGATCGGGGATGGACGGATCATGCTTGCGCTGGCGCGGCATCACAGCACCTTGTCTGGATCGTAGGCTTCGTCGTTTGACGATCCTACGCCAAGTGCGGCATTCAGCGCTTCTTGGGTCGTCCAGAGGCCATCCTTACCATCCAGCACACGGATACCCTGCGCACTGGCCCAGCGCCGCACAGCGGAGCGGTTATGCTTGCCGGACAACTGACGAAGCATCTGCGCGTCCACGATGTGCGGCGTCTGGCTCACGCGAATAGCTCCATCTGCGGCGCGACCGGCTCGCGCATAGCCATTGCCTCGCGCCTGCACTCGGCCGCGTAGTCGAGGTACTGCCAGAAGCTGTGCCAGTACCACGGTATCGTGGCTGCACGGTGGCGCCAGACGCGGGCCTGCGCGAGGTAGACGCGGGCGCAGTGGATCTGGAAGGCGCGGTCGGTCATGCGGCTGGCCTCATGAAGCAAAACCAGTGCGTACCGCTCCGCTTCGCTGACGGGTGCCCGAACAGGGGTTTATGCGGCGTCAGCTCCAGCACATCGCGGGTGGCCACCTGCACTGCCGACCATTTAAAGATCAGGACACCCTCGGGTTTCAGCACGCGGAAGCATTCGGAAAATCCGGCGCGCAAGTCGTCGCGCCAGTCGCTGCCGAGCTTTCCATACTTTCCGGCCAACCAGCTTTTCGGGCCTGCCCGCACAAGGTGTGGCGGATCAAATGCCACCAATGCAAACGACGAGTTAGCGAACGGCAGTGAACGGAAGTCCATGCGTGCGTCCGGATGGATCGACAGCGCGCGGGTTCCGTCGGTGCGATGCGTGCGGTCTGTGACGACAAGGGTTTCATCTCGCTGATCGCCGAACAGGCAGCGCTGGTCTCTGCGGTCAAACCACATCATGCGCATGCCGCAGCAGGGGTCGAGCACGGCGGGGCCATCCATCACTCAACCCCCATCAACGCCAGATCGACCGTATCGAAGCCCCAGCTGCGCATGATTGTTAGCGCTCGTTCGTGAAGCTTGATGCGCATGCGCGGGCTCTGCTCGTGAATCGCAATCCAAAATGCATGGGCCGCCGCTGTATCATGGATCAGGTTTTCATCCGTGGCGTCCACGATTGAGCCGTCACGACTAGCAGTGAGACTTGTTTTAAGCTTCATCGCCAGCTCCTTGCAGGTGGGCGTCGATAGAGGTGTCCACGTCATCGTGGCTTGACCCATATCCGTGGAACCGCAGGAACAACACCGAAGAACCAGCATCGCCATGCTGCGCTGAGATGCCAAACGTCGTCTGCGTATCCCGCAGCCACCGATACCTCTCCGCATCCCGCACCGCCGCCGCAATCTCGGCGTGGTGGGTGCGCAATAGGTTGACGGCGAGGTCGTCCCGGTCGTCTCCCGCGCCAACACCCTCGGGCCACCCACAGTTATCCACCAAATCCTGCAAGCGCCGAAACTCCTCAAGCTCGCTCAATAGGTCATTGCTCATTGCCAGCTCCTTGCGGGTGGAAAATGATGCGCTTGATAGCTTCGTCATATTCAGGCGTACACCACATTTAGCCTCAAGAAATTCACGTAACAGCGCATCCGCCGCAGCGAGGCGGGATTCGACTTTTTCGGCGCGCATGATCGCTTCGGTTCGCTCGCGAGAACGCAGCATGCTTCGTTCGTCGGCATCCGACAGGTCATGTTGCAGCCGCTCAATCTCCGCATCCTGGCTCAGCAGGTGGGCGCGGATGGTTTGCCACATCTCGCGTTCGTCTGGATCTGATTCGTCATTCCAGCATTCGTTGCCATAACGAATCGCATCCTGTACGTCCTTCGGCAGCGTCATGACTTGGGTTCCTTTGGCTGCGTGGCAATGGCGGATTCGAGCTTGTCGGCCCAACCATGCAGCAAGTGATCGTCCTTCTCCGCCACGGATCGCATCTCCGCGATCACCTCGCGCACAGCGGCAAGGTCGATGGGCGGGGCGGTGTATAGATCGACCCCGTTGCCGGGATACCTGCCGGGACGGAACACGACATTCATGCTCGGTGTGGTGAACGCAGCCGGCTCACCCATTCCCGCAAGGTGCAGAGCTATTGCCTCGCGCCACGCTATGAGCTGGTCTTCGGTGGGTAACTTGCCAACGCCAAGCATCACTCCGGACTGCTCCAATACGTCATCAAGCGTCATCGTCATGACGGCTCTCCATGCGACGGGGCGGCGGTGAACAGCGCACATTCACGTTCGCTTTTGAAAATTCCACCGCATCCTTCCGGGAGGAAGGAATCGCAGTTCGGGCAGGTTTTCGATTGGTCAATCGGTGCTGATCCTGCAAGCGCCGACAACCGACCAGACCAGTTATTGATCGTCTGCAGCGTTATTTCGCCTTCGCCAATCGACGCGCATATCCAGCACGCCTCTACTTCGTTCGCCAAATCTGTAAGGTCGTTCGCCTCACCCCGCGCCACTGGTTCGGCAGTGGGTGCTGCAAGGATGGCTTTGCGTAGTCGGTCTCGATTGTGCTCGACGCAATCGCGGGCGGCCCGCTGCGCCGCCTCGGGCAGAAATCCTGAACCGCGCTGGCGCCTTGTCGCTTCGTCGTATGCGCCGATTAATTCATCCGCATCCACCTGCGCCGCCTGTGCTGGCGGGTGAATGAATGTTTCAAGCGCGTCAGCACGAGCTGGCTTCGGTTCCCCAGACGCTCCGCAAAATGGGCATCGGGGAATGGGACGGTGAAAGTTATAGGCAATCCAGTCGCGTTTCGTGAATATCGTGCCGCAATGCTGGCACCGAACCCTCACCCCTCCGCTCTCGCCACTCGGCAACAGGTGGGCTACGGCTTGGAGGGCAGTATGCATACGTCGTGTATGTTCTGCTTGCCACTCGGGCGAGCAGTCAGCCCAATTCATTACATGGATACCAAGTCGCGGAACGCTAAGTTGTACCTGTGAGTCTTGAAATGCTTGTGCAACTAGGGCCGCAACCTCATCCGTCATCCCAGCCTTCGCTCGCTCGATCTGCTCAAGCAGGGTTGCGTAGGCGGTGAGCATGTCGAAAACTTTGCCGCTCTGGTAAACGCCTGCCATTAATCGAATTTCCTCCACCGAATACTCATGCTTCGTCATTTCAGGTTCTCCACGGCGGCAAGGGCTTCTCGCGCCCGGTCATGCCAGAAGTGCGTGCAAAGGTCGCCATCACATCCGCTATCAGCAAGCGCGCGTTTCAATGCCTCGTGCTCAGCAGCGAACGCGTCGCGGGCTTTGCGAAATTCATCAAGCGCAATGCCGATTTCTTCCCTTGGTTTTCCGCGTGCATTCTTGTGCGCCATCTCAATGCCTTCTGCGTGCGCATCCAGCACCGCCAGCGCATCGGGGATTTTGTCAGTCATGGGATCCTCCTTGCATGGCTCCGTCAATGGCTTGGTTTAGCGTGACGACGCCGACGTGTGACGTTTTGTCGATGAGGTCGAACCAGCCGATGTACCCGTCTAACGTTTCGCCGACACACACACGTGTGATCGCGTGCGGCTTCTCGTTTTTGTTCGGGAATGGCTGGACGTGATCACGCAGCCACCGATACCTTGCTGCGTCCTTTCGCATCGCCTCAACCTTCTGCTCATCCGTCCACGCCCTCTCGCGGATCGGCGTCTCGGGTTGCGGGCAATCTTTGATGGGTTCGCTCATTTCAATTCTTCCGATGGGGCGCAAGGTAGTTAGTATTGGCCGTCTAATCAGGTGTTAGGCGGCGTCTTCGATAAACGCCGGCATGCGTTTCCGACTCAGCTTGTTCCACCGATAAGTCAGGGTTTCTTCGTCGCACCGAGCCTGCATCCGGTGCTCGCACCAATGGCACTCGATCCAACTCGCCTCAGCATCCGCATTGCTGTCCAGCTCAAGGTCATCGGGGCATCCGCATTTTGGGCATGGCTTCAATTCACACATTTCTGTTTCCTCGTCGTGGTGTCGCCTAACACTGCATTCGAGCCGGACGGCCCATTCGGGCCGCCGCTCAACTCAAGGGTTAGACGGCATGCTCTGTGAGCCTGCAATCCAGTGGTCTCGCTTTTCCTTATCGCAGATGACATCGCAGTCGGGTTCCTTTCTGCTGCGGCTACCGGCAAACCAAAACCATCCGGTTCGGTGTGCTGCTGTTCCGCAAACTCAGCAGACACGGCAGGTTGAGTCAAAGCGCTCGTACTGGTGCATCTCGGTTCGCATTCCGCCTAACACGTCATCCAAGCGGACGTGAATCAAACCAGTTTCAGCCTCCCGGCCTCGATCAGCCGGCTGTGGGTGTTGACGATCGCGCGGTCCATCAGGGCGCGCTTCTGATCGCGGTTGTATTCCTTGCCGTCCGTGAGTTGGCGATGGCACTGGGCGCAGAGATATGTAGTCATCCAGGCTTTCGTCTTGAGACCCATTCCCTTGCCGAAATCTCGATGTGCTACCTGCTGGCCCTGCGCACCACATAGCGCGCAGGCTTCGATGGAAGCCGTCGCCTCGAACCACTTGCGGTCGGCGGCGGTAGTCATGCGAACCTTCCGTGCATCGGGTCAGGATCGGGCACGTCAATGCCGAACTCCGCCGCCTTGCGCTGGATGAAGTCGTACATGCGCGCCATGGTCACGGTGTCGATGACATCGCGCTCGCCGCGCTCATTCGTCGTCGTGGTGCGCACCGGCTTGCGATGCCCTAGCGGGCCAGTCGCCCAGCCAAAGAAATCGCCGCAGAAGTCGTGGTGCAACCGCTTGCGATCAACTTCGCCCTCAAGTCCCGTCGCCTCCATGATCGTTTTGTAGGCCAGCCCGAACGTCGCTGCGTTTTGATCGACTGAACGTTTCTTGTGGAACGGTGCAATCGTGACCACCCAAGACTTGTCCGGCGGCAGTCTGTCGATGAAGTCGTGCGCGCGCTGGCGAACCCCGTCGCGTTCCGGGCCATTGGCATTCAGCTGGTAGGTCTGCGGCTTCATGCGGCTGCATCCAGCACATAGTTCTCACGCTCCGGCATGTGGATGCGCGCGAAAGCTTCCAGATCAGCGACCAGTCGCTCGCAGTCGCGCTCCAACTCCGGATAACGACACTGTTCCAGCGTGTGGAACTTGTGCACCAGGTACGTCATCGGTTCGACTTCCCGCATCTCGAACACATTCCAGCGGAACAGATGCGCACGGAAGATCGACAGGTACAGGCGCCACTGATAGCCACTCAGGTAGCGGTCTGGATCGAAACGGCCAGTAGTCTTGTGGTCCTCGACGCGCAGGCCGTCCAGAACGTCCAGCTTGCCGGTGACGGTGACGCTGCCGTATTGACGTGACGCGCGCACTTCGCGGATCGCCGGCAACGCGAGTTCGGCATCGACCTCAATGATGAACTTGAAACCTTGCGCCTCAGCGGTCGCCAGTTCGCCCGTGCCGGCATGTTCCAGCACATCGTGGAACGCCGTGCCGGCGCGCATGGCCTGCGACGGATTGTCGTTTCGCAGCCAGTCCAGAAATGCCGGCAGCTCGGCCTCGTCATCCTCGCGGAACTGCCGGAACGATTCGACTTCGGAGACACGGAACAGCATTACGCGGCCTGCTGCTGTTCGATGTACGCGCCAGCTTTCTTGTCGAAGCCATACCCACGATCCGTGGCAGCCTTGTTGAACAGCGCCTGCGCCGCTTTCGGAGCCTCCTTGATCGCATCAAGCGTGTCGTTGAAGTCCGACAGCGCAGCGAGGTCGCCGATGGTCAGGCGCCACCTCTCCATGACTGCCTGAGCCTCGCGCTGCTCTTCCGTCAGCGCGTTGAGGCGATCCTTGATCTGCTGCACCACGCCGGCCAGGAACTCAGCGAACTCGGGCGAATCCTTGTGCGGGATCGGCAGCGGATCGAGCTGGCCCGGGTTCTTTCCGAACGCGGCATCGGTGGGCGAGAAGTTCAGCACGCGCTGACCATCGCGAATTGCAATGCGACCCATCGCATCCGCCGCCTTGTAGATCTCACCCTTGCTGCCGCCCTGCACGTCCAGACGTTCGATGATTTCATCGCCGTTGCGCTGCTCGTCCATATGCGCGATCAGGATCACGTCCTTACCCAAGCTATTCAGCAGCTTGAGCCATGCGACGAACTCCGCCTTGAGCGTGCCATAGCCCTGCAAGGTCAACGCCCCGCCTCGGCCAGCCTTCGGGTTGCGCCGAATGATGTCGGCAGTCAGTGTGTCCAGCGCCCGGCCAGCGGTATCGATGATGACAGTGCGGTACGGCGCCAGATCGTCAGCGCTGATACCAGCCACGTCACCCCAGTGCGTGACGCGCACCACGTCCTTTCGATTCGCGGCTCGATGCGCGCCCTGGTCGAAGTCCAGCAACAGCGGCGCCTCGGCGGTGAACGCCAGCGAAGTCTTTCCGATGCCCGGCTGCGCGTAGATGCACAGATTCAGGCGCTCGACCGCGATCGGTTCAGCGGCTTTTGTGATTTTCAGGCTCATCCCATGTCTCCTTCGTTTTCGGTTTCGTCGGGTTCGTGCTGTTCGCTGGCGTAAATTTCGCCCTCGGTGATCGCGCAGATGCTGGTTTGCGTCATCACAAATCCTCTGCCGGAACCGCCGGCACGGTGTTGGAATGGGTTCCCGGCGCCCTGAATCTCGGCAGCGCCGGGCTTATGCTTCCGTCTACCTTTGCCGTGTCGGTAGACCGTTCTCAGGCGGGATCAGGGAGCACAAGCAGCCGGCTAAAGCTCATGCGGATTGCACCTGTGCATGCATCCGCCGGCATGGCTCTCCCTTCGCAATCCCTACTCGTGTGCATTCGGTTCCTCGCCGACCTTGGCCGGCTCTGCTGAAAGGGGTACCGGCACCGTGACCTTGATCTTGTTCGGCTTGCCCGGGAGCGCCAGCAGCACCGGGCGTCCATCGACCACGCGGACCTTCGGCGGCGCGGCTCCGGCGTTCTCGCGATCTCGCATGTCAGCGGAATAGCGCGGGCTATAGCGGGCCATGCGGTCGGCGGCGGACGGCTGATTGCATTGCGCCCAGCGATCACGCGGGAAGAACAGAGCGGCAAGAATGTTCATGCGACCTCCTGCGAATAGGTGCCAGCCGGCGCGCGATCCAGGGGGAGAATCTGCCGGAGGGAGGCCGGTGCGTCGGCTGGCGTGAACTTGTGTCCTGCGTACTTCTGCGCGCGCTCATCGACGCGACGTTTTGCGTTGCGGGTCATGCGCTCGATTTCGGCGGCGAGTTCGTCGAGCGGAAGGGAGGCGAAGGAGGTCAGGTTGGTCACGGGCAATTCCTTAAGCTGTGACTCATCGCCGTCATACCGCAGCGCGAGCAAGTGGCGCTCCATGTGCATCCGTCCTCGGATTCGTAGGGCGTGCCGTTCCAGTCGTGTTCGCACGGTCCGCCACTTGCACAAGCGCAGTAGCAGGCGTCCCGATGGTTCAGCGAGCACATGCCCGAAAGCTCCCAGCCCTCGGCTCGCATCTTCTCGACCCATGCATCGCGGGCAGCGTTGCGTTCTGCGCGAAGTGCATCGAAGTCGGGAGCGCTCACGACTGCACCTGCTCAGCGATCCACTGCTGGACGGCCTTGGCCGCATCGATGTATTTCCGCGAAGGCGTCTTTGTGATTTCCTGACCGGGCCGATAGGTCGCCCAGATGCGTTTTCGTAGGCGGACAGGCAGACGAAACCAATGAATCTTGCAACCCCACATTGCAGGAGGAACGGGCTTGCCGCAGTTGGGCCAATGGCAGGTATGGACGCTCATGACTTTGCCTCGCGGGCAATGAGCATCGCGTCGGCTACCAGATAGGCATATTGGGCTGCAAATGCAGGATCGCTTCCGCCTGCGGTTCCCATCGACTGAGCCAGAAGACCCTGCATTGCCTTCGCCGCGAAGTAATCGCGTGTGGTTATGCCGACCGAGCCCCACGGCGCATCGTTATGCGTGCTTCGGTCGTCATCCGCCGAAACAGGAAACGCCGGGCCGCCATCTTTGATCTGCTCGCTCATGCCACATTCCTCCACGCATGCACCGCATCCCGCGCGGCCAGCTCGCAGCCGACAGCCGCATCCATAAGCCGCAGCTGATACCGCGGCGTCATCGCGATCTGCCGCAGCCATGCATACGCGCCCGGATCACGCCGCCGGTGCTGCCGGGCATAGCGCAGCCGCAGCAGCGGGTCGCGGTAGCCATCGTCGATATACGTCGTGCCACTGCATCGTCCGCAGCCTTCGTTGCCGCAGCGCGGGCAGGGAGCAAGACCGCTGCCGTCCGGGTGACGCGGCAATCCACGCTCGGACCGGTTCGGGTAGCTGTCGCGGACGCGGCGGCGTTGGGCGATCCAGGAGGCGCGGTTCATGACGCGCTCCCGACGTTAACGAGGGCAGCGCGGCTGCGACGCACGATGCTGTGCTCTTGCAACGCGCGGTAATCGACGCTTGTTCCAGCATCGACCTGCGCCAGTAACAAGCGGTGCGCCTCGATCAGCTCGGCCACGGCAGCGCGCGTTGCATTGAGGTCCGCAGTGCTGACCGGGATGTAATCGCAGTCGGCGATATGATCCAGCACAGCCAGCACGTCCACCCGGTGCGCGCTCATGACAGCCACCCGCGAACCACCGGCAACACCTTCGTCGCCAGCTCCCACGCGACGACCGTCATCGTCAGCGACCAGCCGACCGCCAGCGTGTATACGAGCCAGCGTGGTGCTGATGCGGGCTTGTCCGACGCGCCACGAATCCAGCTCGGGTGCTGCTGGACGGCAATGCCGGCAAGCTCAGCCCGCACGATCTGCGGAACGTTGCGGCGGGCGAAGGCGATGGCTTCGGCCTGGTGCTCGCGGTGCTGCATCAGATCGCGGGTGAGTAGGGCTTGGCGGTTCATGCCTCGACCTCCGCGCGCTTGCGCATGTCTGCCATCGCATCGGCATTGGAGTCATAGAACCGCGCAGGATTGATCGGAGCGCCGCTCTCGCGATAGATCAGTTGCGCAGCCAGTGCCGTGTTGTGAAAGCGCTCCAGCGCATAGCCGGCTTTGCCCGCCAAGTGCACAACCCAACCGGCTCGGCAATGCGTGGTGTTGCAGGCGTGCCAATCCCGCATATCAAGAGCATTTGGCGCGCTGCAGGCCGCAAGCACAGTCGCGTCGATATTTTCTATTGTCGGCACTGCGGGAGCTACAGGCGCGTCACCGGTTTTGTCGAAGCAGCCGGAGCAGCCGGAGCAGCCGGAGCAGCCGGAGCAGTCGGAGCAGCCGGAGCAGCCGGAGCAGCCGGAGCAGCCGGAGCAGCCGGAGCAGCGGGAGCAGTTCGTACAATTCCGGCAGTCCTTGAGACTGGCCAGTGCAGCTTGCGCAGCTTCGGTCGATCCGAAATATTCGACGCTGCAACGGTTGCCGTTTGAGTCAGTCAGCCAAGTGCTCATGCCGCTACCTCAACCGGCACCGCTTCCGCCGCATTCAGCAGGTCGGCGGCCAGCTGGGCGGCTTCTTCGCGGCTCACCGTAAGCCATTGTTCGCCCGTGGCGATCCTGATGTTGCCGTCTTTGGTGCGCGTGACGACAGGAGTCACGTCGTCTTGCTGCGCGTAGATGCTGATGCGTGCCATGGCTCAGGCCTCCGCACGCGCAAGGAGGGCGCGACGGCTGGAGATCATGTGAGCCGCGAAGGCGCCGATCACTTCGACGCGAGCGCGCACTGACCGACCGGTCAGTGCGTAGTGCCGCCGATAGTTGGCCGTGATGCGGATGATGTGCCGGCGCGCGTTCTTGCGCTGGACGGGCCGAGCGTAGAGGTGGTGCGTTACCTGGTTCATGTCGTCTCCCTGATGGTGGCTTGTAGCACGCTAAGTGCTACCGATGGGCAGACGTTACACGCAGCCAGAACGGCCGTCAAGCACTTTGCGTGCTATTTTTGATTGATTCTAACTATCGGATTTCGACTTTCGATAGGCTCGAAGGAGTGGCATAACTGCAGCGCGCTCTTCAGGCGTCATTTCGTCCAGGATCGACGCCCCTTCGACAGCTTCGTGATGTTTCGTGACTTTGAGATCGCCCGCCATTGCAGCAAGGCTCACCACTGTTACGCCAGCCAATTCACATATCTTTTCCAGTGTTTCCCGGCTCATCGCCCGTTCTCCCCGCAGCATCATGCCAACAGCAGAGGCGGACTCATATCCGATCAGCTTGGCAATTTCGCCCTGCGTCAGACCCCTGTCTTTAAGCAGGGATGCAAGGATCGTTAAGTGTCCGCGCATGAGATGAGAATGGCTTTGTGGGGCCGTTATTCTCGCATTCGCACGCCCGTTTTTACCTATAGCACTCACAGTGCTTGCAATCCGAGGCTGATAGTAGCACGCTGCGTGCTATGAACCTTCCCGAATACATCCGAACTGTTGGTGAAGAGGTTGTAGCCAAAAAGTTCGAAGTCAGCATCTGGACTGTCCGCGCATGGCGTCAGCAGGCGAAATTTCCGCGCACCAGCAAGGCAAATGAAATCGTCCAAATGACAGACGGTGTTGTGAATCTGGAAGGCATTTACTCGCCAATCAAGACCGAGGCGGCCTAGATGCTCGCATCCGGCTTCTCTTTCGCCTGCCTCGCCAGCCATTCCGCGAACGTTTCCTCTTCGTCGGCTGCATCCAGTACCCAAGCAAGTAACTGCTCGAAAGTGGGTTCGTCGGGCATGGGGTGGCTCCTTTTTCGGGGTGGTGGGCATGCCGTTTTTTTAGGCGCAAATCGACCTTCCACGCCATTCCATTCGGCGGAACGTCATGGCTGATGGCTTGGACTTGCGCGTGAAGCGTCCGCAGCGCGCCATCCCGGAGACGGAATGGACGTGGACATCCGAAGCGTCCGCGATCGCTTCCATGATCGCGTTGAGCGGCCTGCAGGAAAAGACCGTTGCCATCGAATCGGACATCGACAACAGCACGTTGGCGAAGGTGAAACAGGGCACGGCACGGCCGTCCGCCGATCACCTCGACAAGATGATGGACGCCACCGGCAGCGAAGCGTGGCTGTACTACTGGCTGCTGCGCCGCGGCTATGACCCGCGCAGCCTGCGCAAGCTTGAATCCGAAACCGAACGCCATCTCCGCGAAGCACGCGAAGCACTCGACGCCGAGCGCATGAAGGTGCGCGTTCTCACTGCTGCACTGCGCGGGGAAAACGCATGACCGAACGACAGCCCACCGTGGATTTCCGCGCCATGAACCACGCCATGCCCGAAGCGCTGGACTACACGATCCAGCCCAACGACGCCCTGGCCGGCTATGTGCGCGATCACCTGCCGAACGCCCGCGCACGCAAGGATCTGCAATCGCAGCTCGACGACAACGAGCACGAAATCAGCCGGTATTTGCGGGGACATGTGGCATGACAGAGCCTGTTGTGATCGGAAACGCAACCCTGTATTTGGGCGACTGCCGCGAAATCCTGCCGACTTTGCCGAAGGTGGATGTGGTGATTACTGATCCCCCGTATGCCGACCGTACGCACAAGATGGCAAAGACGAACAAAGACAACGGGCACGGATCAAAGCTGGTGACGTTCGCCGCGCTGTCCGATGACGATTTTTCGGCTTGCGTTCAACAGTGGCTTATAGCCGCTTCCGGTTGGTGCGTTGCAACCTGTGATTATCGACATGCGCGCCTCGCGTTTGACCTTCCGCAATTCGTTCGTCTGGGCGCGTGGGTGAAGCCAAACCCTATGCCACAAATCAGCGCAGACCGTCCCGGACAAGGCTTCGAGACGGTGTTGATTCTGCACGCTGGCGAAGTGAAGAAAGCTTGGAACCGTGGCGGCGGATCTGGCGTGTGGACATTCCCCGTCATCGACTGCGCGGAAGTTTCAACACAGAAGCCGCTTGCTCTCCTGCGCGCGTTCGTATCCGACTTCACGAACTACAGCCAAACGATCGCCGACCCATTCATGGGTAGCGGAACAACCGGGGTTGCGGCGCTTGAGCAAGGACGGCGGTTCGTGGGTATTGAGCAAGACCCCGACAGGTTCGAGATCGCCTGCCGCCGCATCGAGGATGCGCAGCGCCAAGGGAGACTGATCGCATGAACGACATCATCGCCTGGTGTGTGTTCGATCCCGCCACGAACGAACTGGTGCTGATCTGCAAGAGTCGCGCGGAAGCCCGGAAGATCGCGGCCGAATGCGACGGGGCGGTCGCGGTGGTGCGGAGGGTGCGGTGAGCCTGCCCAACCTGTTCGACGATGCCGCCAAGGCGCGGCTGCGGGCGCTCTATGGGGCGCGTCCGGTGCGCGATGACGCGTGGCATGCCCGACGGCTCAGGCATGCGCGGGAATGCCTTGCGGTCGCCGACAGGATGCACACGTCGGAAGAATTGGCGGCGGCACGGGCAGCGTTGGAGGTCGATCCGAAGCATCCGCAGAAAACCCTTTTCAACGCACCGCCTCACGCTGGAGTAGCTACCAGCGGACAACCCGAGCCCTGCGGGCTGGCTGGTGCATCTATTCAGGGGTCAGGAGGTCACATGCGGATTTTTGAGACGGTTGGCGCAATAGATGTAGAAGCTGCCCCTGGCGGCGTGATGGTTACGCAGCATGACATTTGTGGGGGTGAGGCGAGCGTCATTTATATCCCGCAGACGCTGATCGGAATGGTATGCAAAGCGATCCTCAAGACAAGCAACGAAGACGCTGAAATCTGATGAGTGCCGACGCACGCATCGCGACCGGTCTTCCGGCGCACCCAAAAACCAAGAAGTTGATACGTAGGCTAGGTGACGTCGCGGCGTGGCGTTTGGTCTGTCTGTTCCTGTGGGCGGCATCGAATCGCAGCGATGGAGACCTTGCGGGAATGACTGACGAAGATATTGAGCTTGCGGTTGACTGGTCGGGCGACGAAGGACGGTTTGTGTCTGCGCTGGTCGAGGTTGGCTTCCTTGACGGACTGAAGGGATCCTATTTAATTCACGACTGGAGCGAACACAACCCTTGGGCCGCTGGCGCGGAATCGCGTAGCGATAAGGCTAGGTGGGCGGCTCTTTGCAAGCACGAAGGACGCAAAGAGGCTGCAAAGAAGATGCCTGGGTACGCAAAGCGCCTGCTTGACGCAGGTAAAGAGACTGCTGGAACGCTCCTTGATTCTGCTAATAGCAAGCTAATAGCACAACCAGATGCTGCTAGTAGCACACCACAAGCAGAGTCTGGTTGTGCCCCATCTCCATCTCCATCTCCATCTCCATCTCCATCTCCATCTCCATCTCCATCTCCATCTCCATCTCCAAGAGCAGGCTCACGCCTACCCCCTGACTGGCAACCATCACCCGACGAACTGCGGTGGGCAATAGACGCGCGCCCCGACTTGGTCATCCCGACCGAAGTCGAATCGTTCCGGGATTATTGGATCGCCAAGCCGGGAAAGGATGGCCGCAAGTCCGATTGGGCCGCCACGTGGCGTAACTGGATTCGCCGGGCGAACGCACCACGCGGCCAAGCAATCGGGAGCGCAAACACAACCACGGCGGCGGCCAGCGTCGCCGCATCGAGACCCATGGCATGAACCTTCTCGAATCCAGCACCCTGCTCGAAATCGAGCGCTCCCTGCTCGCGACGCTCATGCTTCGGCCCAGCGATTGCCACCGCGTGCAGATCAGCGCTGACTACTTCGCGAACGAAACCCATGGCGACGTTTACCGCGCCATCCAATCGCAGCTGGCGGACGCCAAGCCGTTCGATCCCGTCACCCTGGCTGACCTGTTCGAGCAAGAGGGCCGCAAACCGCTGTCGAATCTGGTGATGGAGATGGGTTCGGACGCGATGGTGACTGCGGTTCCTGAAGCGTTCGCGCACCGGGTCACGACGGCATGGCGTCATCGGCGATCCCGTGAAATCGGCATGGCGCTGATGGAATCCACGAGCGAGAAAGCCGTGGATCAGGCGATCAACGCGCTGATGAGCCTGCATGCCACAGAGCAAAACCACGAGTGGGATGCGAAGCAGGCAGCCAAGGCGGCATTTGCGGAGCTGACCACGATCTACAACAGCGACGGCAAGCTGCCTGGTGTGACAACCGGCCTGATCGACGTAGACGACAAGCTGGGCGGCATGCATCGTGGTGACATGATCGTGATCGGCGGTCGGGCCGCTATGGGCAAGACCAGTTTCCTGCTCGGCATGGCTCGCGCGGCAGCCAAGATCGGCCATCCGGTGGGCATCATTTCCGGCGAGCAGCCGGTGGAGCAGATGACTCTGCGGATGATGTCGTCGGCGTCAAACATCGACTCGAAAAAGTTCCGCACGGCGCGGTTCGAGGATTTCGAGTGGGGCAAGCTCGCTGGCGTGGTGGGATCGACCTCTGAGCTGCCGATGTGGTTTCTGGATCGCTCCGCGCCAACGATGGCGGAGGTTGCGCGCATCGCCCGACGCTGGAAGCACAAGCATGGCATCCAGGCGCTTTACGTTGACTACCTGCAGCGGATCGGCGGGGAGGGTGAACGCAAATACGAGCAGGTGAGCTTCGTGGCTCGCGCACTAAAGAACCTGGCTCGCGATCTGGATATCCCGGTGATCGTGCTCGCTCAGGTTGCTCGCGCCGTAGAAAACCGCCCCAATTCCGTGCCGCGCATGGGCGACTTGTCCGACTCCAGCGAGATCGAGAAGGAAGCCGATCAAGTGCTGATGCTGTATCGCGAGGGCTATTACAACGCGGATGCCGATCAATCAATGGCTCGGGTGATCGTCGAAAAAAACCGCCACGGCGCGACGGGATACATCGACCTGCACTGGCAGGGAAACACGATGACATTCGGCAATCTGTCGCGCGAATACGGGGACGGCGCGATGGAGAGCAGCCGATGACCGGCCCGAAAATCCATCCACGGCGCGACGAAAACGAGCCGATCGACCGCGTCTCGTCGACGGGCCACGGTAGCGCACGCGTCGGGCGCACGATCATGGAATTGCTGCTGGACGAAGCGACGCTGATGATCGTCAGAGCGGCAAACGGCGAAGTATTCGCGTTGGACCCCTTGGGCTTGCGAGCTCAGTCCATCGCGAATCTACACCCGGACTGGATCACCGGTACCTACACCCGCCGCTGCGGTGTCGGAGCGATTGCTGGCGATCTGGTTGTGCAGTGCCGTGAAGTGCGGAGGTTGGCCGCATGACTGCTCGCCGAAAGTCCACTCCACATCCCCGCGTCGGATTGCACGTCGAGATAACCCGGCTGCTGCAGGATCGCGCGCTGACTGCCATTGACCTCGCTGCGATGCTCGACAAACAACAGGCTGGCATAGACAGCGCACTGCGTGGGATGGAGCGGCGCGGGGAGATTCGGCGGCTGCCGTACCGGCTGGGCGTGTGGGCGAAATGGACGTTGCGGGGCGCGGCATGACGCATCCCGCCAGCATCGCGCCCATGCGCGAACTCGTGCTGCCGTGGCCCAGCAAGGACCTGTCGCCGAATGCCCGCGTGCACTGGGCAGTCAGGGCCAGCAAGGCATCCCTTGCGCGCACCGAAGCGTGGACATTAGCCCTGTATGCCGGATGGCTTAATGCGGACTTGCCTGACGGGCGCCTACATCTGTGGATCACCTTCCACCCGCCAACCAAACGTCTGCCTGACGACGACAATATGCTGGCCCGGTTCAAGTCTTATCGTGACGGCATAGCGGATGCACTCGGCATCGACGACAAGCGCTTCATCTCGCATCCCTACGTGAGCGACAAGCCGGTTAAGTACGGCGAGGTGCGGGTGCGGATCACGGGAGGGCCGAGCGCATGACTACCGTCGCGCCAGCTGCTCTAGCGCGTATTGCACCGCATAGCTCGGCGTCCGGTAACCAGGGATCGACGGATCGCACAGATGCGCTCGCATCTGCCGATCAGAGATGCCGATCAGCTTCGCAGCGGCGCGCTGCGTCAGCCCGGCCTGTGCGAGCAACGCCCGGAGGTATTCCGGGCGCGGGTCGTGGCGGGAGGCGTCGGGTTTCATTCGCCGCGCGCAGCAGCGACCCAAGCCATGGCCGCATGGTCAGGCGAGTGCACCTGAGCCGACACACCACCATCAGGACACCGATAGACCTTTTTCCCGGCGTCGTCGAAAGAGCCAAGCAGCTCGAACAAACCCTCCTCTTCCTGCGCCCGCTGAATGTCATTGGCGGCCTCGCTACGCATAGCGTGCAGGTACGAGGTAGAGCGGAGGACGGCGGTCCGGAAATAATCATTCTTGATGTTCATCTCGATCTCCTGTCTGCGCCTCGCCGAAGTGGCTGGCATGGATATATAGTAGGCTCATTGAGCCTATGCGTCAAGCGCCCGAACGAAAATAATCGAAACGATTTCCGTCTGCGCAGTACAGTAATTGCACGGGTCTGTCTCGCGGACTGCGACGCATGATCAAGCTCATCACCTGCTCGACCTGCCGGCATTTCGCGCCCTATCCGCCGAATCCGGCCCAAGCCGTCGGCCAGTGCGCACATCCCCAACATCCAGGCGACGAATACTGGTTCGCCGGCGTCGTACATCGATGCGCGGATCACGAAACCAAGCCCGGGGACGCTCATGATCCAGCCCCGTAACGCTCCGCGACCCGATAGCTGCTGCGTGTCCGCTGACGTGCTGACGGGCCCGGAACGCGCGTGCCAGCTGCCCAAGCTGCCCGATGTGCCCAAGCACCGACAGGGCATCGAATGGCACTGCGGGCTGCGCTGGGGAGATGTGGAATCCATTGCCTGCGTGTTGCGCGTACTCCGGAGTAGCCATGACTGAGACAAACCAACTTTGGGGCAAGGATCGCCCGATGCTGATGGAGCGGCTTGGCCGCTTGCTCGGCAGCACGACGTATCGCGATCAGGACTCCGGGGGCGGGACACCTTTCAGCGCCCGCAAGCTGACCAGCGAGGCGGAAATGCTGCTGGCGCTCAAACTGGCGCAAACGCATGCCGGTGATGTCGGCCCGTGGATCGTCTACAGCATCGCCCTGCAGATCGACGATCGGGAACGCGAAATCGTGGAATGGCTTGCCGGCAAGCTGGAACGCGGGACCGGAGCGCATGGGCGCCGCAATGCAAGCCGCATGCTCAAGATTGCGCTGGCGTCCTATCAGCTCGCGGTGCATGGGATCGAGCCGGCATGTCCGAAGGATCGCACCGCCGAGTTCTTCTTGCTTGCCAATATCGGCGCCGGTTGGCTCTGGATGAAATGCGAGAGCGCGGTGGATCGGGCGCAGTGCGCGATGAGTTCGCGCGAGCCGGCTGCAACTGCCGCTTGACTGTCAAGGGGGTAATCGCATAGATTTCGCTACAGGCGAAGTTGCCACCCACGCCAGCCATTACCCAAACCCCTGCCCGAAACGGCGGGGGTTTTTTGTTCACGGAGCGCCCATGCAGCCGAGTCAGGACGCCGTTGATCTGGTCAAGGCGTCCGAAGGGCTGCGTCTGCAGACATACCGGGATGCGGTGGGGATGCTCACCATCGGATGGGGGCATACGGCCGGCGTGCGCGGCACCCAGACGATCACCGAAGCCGACGCCGAGCAGATGCTTGACGAGGACCTGGACGACGCGGCAATAACGGTGAATCGGCTGGTGACCGTGCCGCTGACGCAGGGCCAGTTCGACGCGCTGTGCGATTTCACGCTCAACATGGGGTCGGGTCGGTTGGCCAGCTCGACGCTGCTGCGACTGCTCAATCAGGGCGATTACGGTGCCGCCGGCGCGCAGCTCAAGCACTGGATCATGGCTGGCGGTGTGGCATTGCCGGGACTTATCACGCGACGCGCCGCCGAGCTGGCGCTCTGGAACAAGTCATGACCGAACCCGTTACCAGCATTCTCGGCGTCAAGCTGGGAACGACCATTGCTGGCTTCGCCGGTGGCGTCGTGTCGCTGGCCTTCGTGCAGGGCTTGACTCGATTGCAGGGCGTCATGGCTGTCGTGGTGGGCATGCTCACGGCGGCTTACCTCACCCCACTGGTAGTGGAAAAGCTCAGCATCACGCCGGAGTTGCAAAACGGCGCGGCCTTCGTGATCGGTCTGTGCGCCATGTCGATCATCCCGATCATCAAAAAGGCTGTGCCGTCAGCCGCATCGCTGATTGCCGCCCATTACACGTCATCCGATCCGACACAGGGGAAAGGAGGCGACAAATGAACCTGCTCAACCTGCTCGACATCGCGATCTTGTCTGTCGTGCTGATGTGTTGCTTCGAGATCGTCCGCGTGCTGAATCCGATGGATGCGCCGTGGAAGGCTGTCGCCTTCGTGCTGATCACCATCGGCAGCTTCGGATGGATCAATTACGACCTCGCCGGCCATGCTGTTGCCTGGTACGCCCTGGTGCTGCATTTGGGCTTTGCGATCTGCTCGGTCGTGATCTTGCACAACCAGCAGATGCGCCGACGGTCGTCCGATCATGTGATTTCGCAGAAAACGTTGCGGTATCTGGCCACGCACCGCCAGCACCAGATTATCCGCCCCACTGTTCCACGGCCGAAAAGGTAGACCCATGAAAACCCAAACCCTGATCGCGGCGCTTGTCGTCGCGTGCATGCTCGTGCTCGCCGGTTGCGCCACCGATGGCGCAAAGCAACTCTCGCCGGCCCAGATCGCCGCCATCGCCTGTCCGCAAGTCAACTTGGTCAACAGCCAACTGACCGTCATCAATACGGCCATGCTCGCATCGCCGGCTACCGCGCCGTTCGCGAAAAAGGCCAGCGCTGAACTGATCGCAATCCAGCCGACCGTGGCTGCAGTGTGTGCCGCCGGCGCAACCGTGACGGCGACAAACCTGCAAGCCTTGGCCCAGCAAGCGCTCCCGGCGCTCGGAACGGTCGTGGGCAGCCTTCCGATCACGCCCGCGCAGCAGGCGCAGGCACAAGCCGCTCTGGTCGTGGCTGAAACCGCGCTCGGGCTGGCTGGAGTGGTCGAGCAGCAGATTCAAGCTGCCAAGGCAGATCCGGCGGCACCCACTTCGAAATAAGGAGAAGACCATGCATTACCGCAACGGCCGCGAGGCCAAAAACGGCGATACCGTCGTGCAGCTCAACACGGTCGATGGGAAGTTGGTGTCGGCCGGCGTGCTGTATCACGCCACGCCTGGCAACGACTACTGCAACGGCTACCTCGCGCCGATCCAGAATGCCGTCACGAGCGCGTGCATGTGCGACTGCCTGCATATCGACGATCTGGCGCAACTGCTGGCCGAGAAGGGCCTGGATAAGCGGCCGCAAGGCAAGTAACACCGTGCGCCCCATCGACTACGCCCTACTGGCCGAACGTGCCTACACGGACGCGCCGACGGTGGGAAAAGCTGACAGCGCGAGCAGGATGCACGTCTACGGCGACATCCATGTGTTTCGCGGCACCGATGACGTGTTGTCTGTGCTGGCGGATGCCGATTGCGAGATTGCGGATGTGCATGGGATGGGCAGGGTGCATGCCGGGTTCTACCGGGCGCTGGCTGTGATCCTGCCGGCGTGTCTGGCATTGCCCCGGCCCGTAGCGGTGACCGGGCATAGCCTGGGTGCCGCGATGGCGGTCATCTATGCGGCCGTGCTGGCGCAGCTCGGATGCGTGGTGCCGGTGTATGCCTTCGAGCCGCCGCGCCTGTGCGCTGACGGCGTGATGGCTGACCTGTTCCGCGGGAAACAAGTGCCTTGGTACGCGACACGCAACGGCAATGACCTGGTTACGCAGATTCCGTGGATGCTGACGCTTCCCGCCCCGCTGACGCACATCGGCCAAGCCGCGCTGCCGATCGACAACATCGCCGACCACGGCATCAATCGCGTGATCGTGGCACTCGGAGCCTGACATGGGAATCCTGATCATGTGGTATCTCGCCATCGTGTTCGTGATCACCGTCCTGTTCGTCGTGGTATGGCTGATCTACGAGCTGCGGTTGGACAAGATCGCCGAGCAGGATCGGGACGACTGGCGGGAGCTGACACGGCCGGTGGGTGAGCGGTGGCCGCCACGGGATGATGTATGAGCCTCACTGCGCGTCAGCAGCGATTCGTCGATGAATATCTGATCGACTTGAACGCCACACAGGCTGCAACCCGCGCTGGATATGCAAAGCCAAATCAGCAGGGTCCTCGCTTGTTGGTGAATGTTGGTGTGCGCGCAGAAATTAACAAACGGCAGTCGGTGCGTGCAGAGAAGATGGAAATCACTGCGGCATCCATCACTGCACGACTTATAGCGATTGCCGACAAGGCAGAGAAAATGAATGGCCCTAGCGCCCTTTCCGTCGCCCGCCAATCCATGATGGACGTGGCGAAGCTGAATGGATTGGTGGTGGAGAGCCATGAAACCATCACCCGCAGCCCGGAAGAGCGCAGGGCGCGCCTTGCCGAGTTGAGGACTGAACGTGAACGCATCGCTCGCACGCATTGATGCGGAGATCGCGGAATTAGAGGAGCTTGAGGCCGACGATCTAGAGCGGGAAGTATGCGCGGCATCGCTCGCGGCATTCGCTCGTCGGTCCTGGCATGTCCTGGAGCCTGCCACGCCTCTGAAGTGGGGCTGGGCGCTGGACGCCATCTGTGAGCACCTAGAGGCAGTGACAGATGGGCGTATCCGTCGCCTGCTGATCAATGTGCCGCCCGGATCGATGAAGTCATTGTTGACGAGCGTTATCTGGCCGGCGTGGGAGTGGGGGCCGAAAGGTAAGCCTGAGCATCGGTTCCTTGGCACCGCGCATAAGCAAGACTTGGCCGTGCGCGACAACATGAAGTGCCGGCGGCTGATTCAGTCCTCCTGGTATCAACGACAATGGCCAATGGTGCTCACGGGCGACCAGAACGCCAAAACCAAGTTCGAGAACGCACAGACCGGGTTTCGTGAGGCAATGGCCTTCACGGGCATGACGGGGTCGCGTGGTGATCGAGTGATTCTCGATGACCCGCATTCCGTCGATGACGCAAACAGCGTGGTGACGCTGGCGGCTGACATCGTGACGTTCCGCGAGGCGCTTCCGTCCCGTGTGAATAATGATCAGTCAGCCATCGTCATCATCATGCAGCGACTGCATGAGCTGGACGTGTCAGCGGTGGCGCTTGAGCTGGGTTATGCACACCTGTGCATTCCCATGCGCTACGAGGGCGAGCGGCCAGCTACCTGCATTGGCTGGAAAGACCCGCGAACGTTCGACGGGGAGCTGATGTTTCCCGAACGCTTCCCTGAGAAGCAGGTGGCGGAGTTGGAGCGGTCGCTCGGCATATACGCCACGGCCGGTCAGCTTCAGCAACGTCCAGCGCCGCGCGAAGGCGGCATGTTCAAGCCCGATCAAATGCCAGTGATCGATGCGGTGCCGGCCGGCGACATCAAGTGGGTTCGGGGCTGGGATTTGGCGAGTGTCGTCAATGGCGGCGATTGGACAGCCGGCTCCAAATTCGGCCGATTACCTGATGGGCGTTTCGTTATTGGCGACATGGTCCGGATGCAGCGCGGGCCGGACGAACGTGATGCAGCCATCGTCAATACGGCTTCACTAGACGGCCGATCAGTCAAGGTCAGCATCCCCCAAGATCCCGGGCAGGCCGGTAAGACACAGGTGCTCTACCTCACCCGCGCCTTGGCTGGCTATAACGTAAGCTCATCTCCTGAGACGGGTGACAAAGTAACACGCGCCGAACCTCTGGCCGCACAGATGAATGCAGGCAATGTGTTAATGGTGCGTGGTGCCTGGAATGAGACGCTTCTTAACGAATTACGCATGTTTCCTAACGGATCACACGACGATCAAGTTGATGCACTTTCGCGCGCTTTTGCTGAAGTGATGATTCCTCGCCGCAGCTTCTTCGGATAATCCCCTGCATGTTCTGGAACCGCAAGCTCAAACCGGCCGAAACCGCGCCGGCGCGCAAGGCTGCGTCGAGTTTCTTCTCCACGCATGCATTTGACGGCAGCGGAAGGAGTCTTGATGTAGGGGCTAAGCTCGGCGAACTGAAACGCGTGCAGCCGATGTTCTCTGGAGACTTTGCGCAGGACGATTCCAGCGACGGCTATCCGCAGTTCAAGGCCCTTGCTTCGGGCACCACGACCATCAGCGACGCGCTGGTGATGTGGTACGCCTCGCAGGGTTTCATCGGCCATCAGCTCTGCGGCATCCTCGCGCAACACTGGCTGATCAATAAAGCCTGCTCGATGCCGGGCGACGATGCGATCCGCAAGGGTTTCGACATCGTTTCGGTGGACGGTGATGAGCTTGAACCGAAGGCGCTGCAGATCCTCAAGCGCTACGACCGGTCGATGCGGCTGAAAGAACACATGCGCGAGTTTGTGCGCAAGGGTCGCATCTTCGGCATCCGCATCGCGATGTTCAAGGTCGAGTCCACTGATCCGAAGTATTACGAGAATCCGTTCAACATCGACGGCGTCACGAAAGGATCCTACAAGGGCATTGTGCAGGTCGACCCATATTGGACCGCGCCGATGCTGGATCAGGGCGCCTCATCGCAACCCGATACGTTGCACTTCTATGAGCCCACCTGGTGGATCATCAACGGCAAGAAGGTGCACCGTTCGCACTTGATCATCTTCAGGCATGCCGAGCCGGTGGACGTGCTGAAACCGCAATATCTATATGGTGGCGTGCCACTGACGCAGCAGATCATGGAGCGCGTCTACGCGGCTGAGCGCACCGCCAACGAAGCACCGCAACTCGCCCAGACCAAGCGAACGAACGTCTGGCTGACCGATATGGAAACGGTCATGAGCAATTCCGAAGCAGTAGCACAGCGCCTGAACGATTGGGCCTACTTTCGCGACAATTACGGCATCAAGCTCGGCGACAAGGAAGGCGATTCCTTCGAGCAGTTCGATACCACCCTGGCCGACATGGACGCCTTGATCATGACGCAGTACCAGTTGGTGGCTGCCATTGCCGGTACGCCGTCAACCAAGCTGATCGGCACCGCACCGAAGGGGTTCAATGCGACAGGCGAGTACGAGGAGGCCAGTTATCACGAGCTTCTTGAGACCATCGAAGAACGTGATCTGACGCCGTTGGCCGAACGCCATCATGCGCTGGTCATGAAGTCCTACGTCGAGCCGGTACTGGGCAAGATTGGCGTACAGACCACGGTGGCCTGGGCGCCGCTGGATTCCCCGACAGCGAAGGAACTGGCCGATACGAACCTGGTCAAGGCGCAGACGGGCGCTGCGCTGGTGCAATCCGGCGCCATCAGTAGCGAGGACGAACGCCAGCGCATTGCCACGGATCCGGAGAGTGGCTATCACGCGATGGGCCTGGATGAAGCTGACGCTCCAGACGGGGATGACGATGCCGACGACCCGAAAGATCGTCCGTCCACCGGTCGATGAACGCGGTGGCGTCGGTGGCGCCTTGCGCCCAGCCATCAATATCGCCGATGACATGGCGCGGCCTGTTCGCGTGCTTATCGAGCGCATGGCCAAGGAGATCAAGCGTGAGCTGATCGCGGTGTTCCATGAAACCGGCATGGATCACAGCCATGGTATGGATGCGGCCGACGGGTCGATCCGTTCGCGGGTGGTGTTGAACAAGTTGCAGGACAAATGGGCTCCGCGATTCAACCGGCTATCCAAGAAGATCGTGGATCGGATGATCTCGCGGGTGCTGAAGAACTCGGCGGTCACGCTCGGCATGTCGTTGCGGCAGATTTCCAAGGATTTCGAGATAGATACCAGTTTCATCGACGAGCGATTGAAGCAGGTAATCAGCGCCAGCACACAGGAAGCGGCAAATCTGATCAAGCTGATCCCGCAGAACTACTTGGCTGACGTGCAAGGCGCGGTGATGCGGTCGATTACCACCGGGCGCGGCATGAAGGACCTGGCGCCATACCTCAACGAGAAGTACGACGGGAATATCCGCTGGGCGCGAAACGTCGCCATGGATCAGACCCGCAAGGCATACAGCAACGTCAATGCAGCTCGGCTGCAAGCGATCGGTGTGCAGTCTTTCGTCTGGATTCACACCGGTGGCGGAGCGCATCCGCGCAAGGATCACATTGCCATGTCGGGCAAGGAATACCGGTATGACAACCTACCGGTGATCGGCGTGATGTACGGCAAGGAAGTACGCGGCAAGCCCGGTGACCTTCCGTTCTGCCGCTGCATCATGAAGCCTGTCCTGAATTGGAATTGATGCGATGCCATTGAAATCCGGATCCAGCAATAAAGTCATCAGCGAGAACATCGCCGAGATGGTCAAGGCTGGCCATTCGCAGGCGCAAGCGGTGGCGGCTGCCTACAACAACGCGCGCAAGTCGCATGGCATCGACGCGAAGGGCGACGGCAACCCGGACAACGATCACCAACGCGATCTGCAGGAAGAGCCTGACACGAAGGTTGTTTCCTTCATCGTCTACACCGATGGAGACCGCATCCTGTGGATGCGTCGCACCAAGGACAACAGCTGGGGTTTCCCTGGCGGTCATGTCGAGGAAGGCGAAAGTCCGATCGAGGGCGCGATCCGCGAGAGTCGCGAAGAAACCGCGTATGTGCCGCGCACCGGGCTGATGGAGATCCTGGAAGATGGAAACGTTCACCTGTTCCATTGCAATGATGGCGAGTTTGAGCCGGCGCTGAACGATGAGCATGACGCCTTCGTCTGGGCACCGATGGACGATGCGCCGGAGCCCTTGTTTCCTAAGATCGCCGACCAGACCGAAGAGATCAAGGAAGCAGCAGCGATGGATCGGCGCGAATACGATCTGAACGGGTGGTTCGAGGTCAAGGACAACCCGCTGTCGTCGGTTGGCGTGTATTCCTACGGTGGCAAGTCGATCGGGGGCGATGCCGATCCGGATCGTATGTACCGCGTGTATCGGCCAGCTGAGGAGCTGGCTACCGAGGAATGCATCCAGTCCTTTCGCCTCCTGCCGTGGATCGACAACCACGTCATGTTGGGCAGTGAGGACGCCGGCCTGACCCCGGCCGAACAGAAAGGCGTGCAGGGCGTGATCGGCGAAGATGTGACCTTCGACGGCGAGACCCTGCGCGGAAATATCAAGGTTTTCTCCGAGGCGATGAGCAATCTCATTGCGAACGGAAAAAAAGAGTTGTCGTGCGGCTATCGCTGCCGGTACGAGAAGTCGTCGGGCACCTTCAACGGTGAGCCTTACGATTACGTGCAGCGGGATATCCGAGGCAATCATTTGGCCCTCGTCGAGAACGGACGGATGGGACCAAAGGTAGCGGTCCTAGACCATCTGGTTTTCACTATAGATCAAGCGGAGTTTCATCCCATGGCAAAAGACACGAAAGACGAAAACGGCTCCGGCGCCATGACGCTGGAAGAAGCCGCAAAGGCGATTGGTGAAATCATGCCGATCATCAGCAAGATCCAGGAAATGCTCGGCGGTAGCACGGCAGCCGCCGGCGAAGAAGTCGATGACGACAACAATGACGACCAGGACGACCAGGACGTGATCGACCGTCGTGGAAAGGACGCCGAAGAACAGGAAGCCCGCAAGGCGAAGGATGCCGAGGAAGAGGGCAAGAAAAAGGATGACGAAAAGGGCGAAGGCATGGATGCGGCCGCCATCACGCGTCAGGTCGAACAGAATCTCGCGGCCAAGCAGAAGCTGTATGGCTTGCTCACCCCGCACATCGGCACCTTCGATGCTGCCGAAATGAGCGTGGAGAAGATGGCCAAATACGGCTGCAAGCAGCTCGGCATCACTCCGCCCAAGGGTCAGCGTGTGACCTTCCTGCAGGCCTACTTGCAGGGCAAGGGCCAGCCAAGCCGTGCCGCGATGGATGCGGCGCCGCGCAAAGGCAATTTCCTCGAACGCCACATGAACCAGAAGGCCTCCTGATATGAGCAACGCACAGCTGCAATCCACCGTCAACATCACGCTGGGCTTCGGCGTCGTCGGCGAACTCATCGTCGATGGCCCCCAGCGCGTCGAACCGCTGACTCTTGACGCCAATGGCGGCACGGTCGGCAACTATTTCACCAAGTCCAACACCACCAACGTGGCTACCCAGGGCGGCACGATCACCAATGGCAGCATTGTCGCGGCCGGTTTCTTGGTGAACCCGAAGGTCTATGCATCCATGGGTGGCGCCAACCCGCTCGATCCGACGCTCGCGCTTCCGGGCAATGCGCAGGGCGAGTTCCTGACGATGGGCACCATCGTGGTCTATATGACCACGGCGGCTAACATCGGCGACCTGGTCGAATACAACCTGACCACGGGCGTACTGGGCGCGGTCGCGCCGGGTAGTGCGGCCACTTCCGGATTCGCATTGATCCCGAATTGCGTCGTCTGGCGCTACCCGACGTCGGCCGCCGGCCTCGTCGCCATCCGCATCACTGACTAAGGAACATCGCCATGCAAATGTCAAAAGAGCACAGCCATTTCGGCCCGCGCGAGGTTCGCCCGGTCGTGATGACTGCGGAAGATGTGGCGGACTACGCCGCACTGTCCAAGATCGGCATCAACTTCAGTCGCCAGCAATTGGTCCAGATGGCGAACTTCACCATGGACGACCAACAGGGCGGCATCACGTCCGGCAGCATCACCGTGCCGGTGCAGTTCCTGCAGGAATGGATGCCCGGTTTCATCCGCACGATCACGGCGGCCCGCAAGGCCGATTCGCTGATGGGCATCTCCACCATCGGCTCGTGGGAAGACGAGGAGATCGTGCAGGGTGTGCTGGAACCGTTGGGCACGGCCGTGCCTTACGGCGACTACACCAATGTCCCGCTGTCGAGCTGGAACACCAACTTCATCCGTCGTTCGGTGGTCCGTTTCGAGAAGGGTCTGAAGGTGGGCGCCCTCGAAGAAGCCCGTGCAGCACGCATCCGCGTCAGCACGGCGGCGGAAAAGCGAGGTTCGGCCGCGTTGGCTCTGGAGATCCAGCGCAACCTGATCGGCTTCAACGGTTTCAACGGCGGCTCGAACCTGACCTATGGCTTCCTGAACGATCCGAACCTGCCGGCCTATGTCACCGTGGCGGCTTCGGGCACCGGCAGTTCGACCCTGTGGTCGTCCAAGACCCTGCTGGAGATCATCGCCGATATCCAGGCGGCGGCAGCCAAGCTGCAGACGCAGTCGCAGGACACTATCAATCCGGGTGACGTGGAATGCACGCTGGCGGTGGCGACCACGGTTTACCAGTACCTGTCCACTCCGTCGGACCTAGGCTACTCGGTCAAACAGTGGGTCAAGGAGACCTATCCGAAGTGGCGGATCGAGTCGGCCCCGCAGCTCAACGCGGCAAACGGCGGTGCAAACGTGTTCTATCTCTACGCCGAGAGCGTGGACGATGGCGCGTCCGATGACAGCCGGGTCTGGCAGCAGGTGGTCCCGGCGAAGTTCCAGACTTTGGGCGTCGAGAAGCGGGCGAAAGCTTACGTCGAGGACTACACGAACGCCACGGCCGGCGCGTTTCTGAAGCGCCCTTACGGCGTGGTGCGTTACAGTGGCGTGTAACTGATTCGATCAAGGCAACACCTGCGGCCCGCTGATGCGGGTTTTTTATGGGCGGTCCAGTCGGGCCGCCCATTTTCTTTCGGCTACACGAGGATTCCCATGTCGAAGTCTGCCCATGTCTTCAGCACACTGGCCAACGACCAGCTCTACACCAATTACCAGCGCAACGCATCCGGCGTTCCCGTGCCAACCGCCGAGATCCTCATCAAGGGCGGTGCCGGCGTGGCGAACAAGCGAATGATCACCCCGCTTGGCGTGGCGACGGAGATCGCAGAGGACAGCTTGCCGGAGCTGGAGAAGAATGCTGTGTTCCGTCAGCACCGGGATGCCGGGTTCCTTGTCGTGCGCACCCGATCAGCCGATCCGGACAAGGTGGCCAGCGACATGAATCGTCGTGATCTTTCCGCACCGTTGACCGATGCGGATTACCAGAATCCCGACGATGTCGCCGTGAAAGTGGCAGCGATGCACTGATCATGACCATGCCGTCCTACAACGATGCGAACTTCCGGATGCAATTCCCGGCGTTCGCCAATGCGACCACGTATCCCGAAGTCATGTTGCAAGGCTATTGGACGATGGGGACGGCCTATATCAATGAAGACGGCGGTCCGGGCTGGAATTGCAATCCGGCACAGCTTCAGCTCGCGCTCGACCTGATGGCCGCACACCTGGCGGCGTCCTATACACTGATCAATGCTGGCATACCATCCGTCGTAGTGGTCGGTTCCACGGAAGGCACGGTTAGCGTTTCCATGATGCCTCCGCCCGCGAAGTCTGCGTTTGGGTATTGGTTGGCCACGACACCCTATGGCACACAACTGCGCGCGTTGCTTAAGGCGGTCGCTAATGTCGGTTTCTACGTCGGCGGACTTCCCGAGCGTGCCGCCTTCCGCAAGGTGGGTGGGGCATTCTGACCATGGCCTTCGATTTAAAGAGAATCGAGGCGAAGCTGGCCCACGTGTCGGATGAGTTCAGAGGCAAGCAGGCGCAGATGGGCTTCCCGAAAGATGCATTCTACGAAGACGGCACGCAGGTTGCTTATGTAGCCACCATCCAGAATTTCGGTGCGCCGGCGCGCGGGATACCGCCGCGTCCCTTCATGGAACCAACCGTTGCCGAGCATCAAGCGGAGTGGGTCAAGCAGTTGGCTCGTGGCGTGAAGAAGGTCAGTGACGGCGGCCTGACCGCCTTCGATGTGCTTGACGGCGTCGGTCGATTGGCGGTAGCGGATATCCAGGCCACGATTGCCGGTATCACGGAGCCGGAACTGAGTGCGGTGACGGTATTGCTGCGCAAATGGAAGAAGGAAGGCCGAACCATTACCGGGACCACCGTGGGTGAAGCGTCATCCGCCATTGCGGCAGGAGAAGATCCCGGAAGTGACAACAAGCCATTGAACGCGACGGGCTACATGATCGCGTCGGTACGCAACGCCGTGAACAAGACAGGCGAGGAGATGCAGGGATGAGCATGAACCTGCGCGCGCTCGCCAATCCTTTCACGCAACTCACCAATCCGAACATTCCCATTCCGTGGATTCAGTCGATCGGTTACACGACGGACGCGAATGGCAAGCGCACGCCGACCACGAATACTATCGGAGGTGTGGGTCAGGTCCAGGCGATGAGCGCATCGGATCTGCGTCACGTGGATATGCTCAATATCACCGGTGTGCTTCGTTCGGTGTACTGGTTCGGCAGTCTTCAGAGCGTCGTCCGTGTGGATCAACAAGGTGGCGACATCCTGCAATTCCCTGAAGTTCCGGGCGGACCGATACGCAACTGGCTCGTAACAACGGTCATCGAAACGTGGCCGCAATGGTCGCATGTCATCGTGACCTTGCAGGCATCCTGATATGACCGTGACGATAGATATCGTCGATCAGCAGGTTTTTGGCGTCCTGCGCGACTTCCTGCTGGCTGTGCTGCCCAATGGCATTGAAGTCGTGCAGGCGCAGGATAATCGGGTCGCGATGCCGCTGGGCGGCTTTGTGACGATGAACAACGCCGGAAAGAAGCGCCTGGCAACCAATGTCAGTACCTATACGCCCACGGGCTCCACGAAAAGCGTGCAGATGTCCACGCGTTATGACATGCAGCTCGACTTCTACGGCCCGCTGTCGGAGTCATGGGCACAAATGGCACAAGCGCTATTCCGTGATGAGTTCGCGGTCAACATGATGCCGGCGAACATTCAACCGCTCTACGCCGATGATCCCATGCAGATTCCGCTAATCGACGGTGAACAGCAATACGAGCAGCGCTGGAAGCTTACAGCGACCATGCAATACAACCCTATCGTTACCGTGTCTCAGGATTTCGCCGACACGTTGACGGTCATCCCCGCCGAAGTGGACGCGACATTCCCGCCGTAGAACAAGACTCATCCCAACCACCACCGAAGCCCGCCATGCGCGGGCTTTTTCGTTTCCGCAATCGGAGCACATCCCATGGCAATTTCCGCCAGTCGCATTGCAAGTGTTATCCCGAGCGTACTTTCCGCTGCAGGTTCGGCGCTTGATCTCAACGGCTTGATCCTGTCGCAAAACACATCCATTCCTTCGGGCGCCATGCTCCCGTTCGCGAGCGCATCCGATGTCGGCGACTTCTTTGGCCTGACCTCAACCGAATACCAGATGGCGCAGGTTTATTTCGAGGGCCAGAACGGCGCGACCGTCACGCCCGGAAAGCTGTACTTTGCGGCGTACAGCTCGGCCGCCACCAGCGCATTCCTTCGTTCTGGCTCGCTGGCCGGCATGACGCTCACGCAGTTGCAGGCGCTCACTGGCACGCTGACCGTCACGATGGATGGCACGGCCAACACGTCTGCGTCGATCAATCTTTCCAGCGCTACCAGCTTCACGTCGGCCGCGACGATCATCGAGGCGGCATTCACCACGCCGGACTTCACGCTGGCATACAACACGCAATTGAGTGCGTTCGTTTTCACCAGCGACACCACGGGCATCACGTCTACCTCGACCTATGCCACGGGCACCATCGCGGCTGGTCTGAACCTGACCCAAGCCACGGGCGCCGTGTTGTCGCAGGGCGCCGCTATCCAGACGCCCGCCACGGCCATGCCGGTGTTCGCCGCCGCTGCAGGCGACTGGGCCGGCTTCGCGACGACGTGGGAGCCGGTGACCGCCGACAAGGAAGCTTTCAGCGCATGGACCGGACTACAACAGAGGCGCTACTTCTACGCCGGTTTCGATACCGACGTAAACGCGCTGACGTCCGGCAATACCGCGACCTGGCTGGCTGCCGTCATCGCCGCGAACGAAGATGGCACCATTGGCATCTGGGCCGCCAACGACGCCGAGGGTGCGCTGGAAGCGGCAGCGGTGCTCAGCTGGGCCGCCTCGCTCAACTTCACCCAGACCAACGGCCGCACCACGCTTGCCGAGCGCTCGTTCTCCGGACTGACGCCCACGGTCACCACGGATGCGCAGGCATCCGCCTTGCAGGCCAACGGCTACAACTACTATGGCGACTTTGCCACCAGTTCGACGCAGTGGCAGTTCTTCTATCCGGGCTCGATCACCGGTCAGTACAAATGGGCGGATTCCTACGTCTGCCAGATCAAGCTCAACGCCGATCTGCAAGACGCAATGATGAGCCTGCTGACGTCTGTCGGGTCCATTCCGTACAACTCGGCCGGCTATGCGCTGATTCATTCGGCACTCGCCGACCCGATCAATGCCGCATCGAACTTCGGCACGATCCGAACCGGTATCACGCTATCCGCATCGCAGGTTCAAGAGCTCTACAACGCCATCGGTTTCGACGTGTCGCAGCCCATCAATGCAGCCGGCTACTACCTCGACATCAAGGATGCGCCGCCATCGACGCGCGTCGCACGCCAGTCCCCGCCCATGACCCTGTACTACACCGACGGTGGTTCGGTGCAGGCCCTTTCCCTTGCCAGCATCGAGGTACAGTAATGAGCACGATCACTTCTGCGAACTCCTCGTTCGCCATCGTCATCCCCGGCGTGTATACCGCGCCGCGTTCGATCCAGGGCTATGCCACGGACGACGCCTTTGCCGCCGAAGCCGTGGAAAAGGTGGAGACCAAGATGGGCATCGACGGCAAGCTGTCGGCGGGCTACATCTTCACTCCCTACAAAATGTCGGTCACGCTGCAGGGCGATTCTGCGTCGTTCGACATCTTCACGAACTGGCAGCTCGCGCAAGATGCCGTGCGTGAGGTCATCTCCGCCTCCGCTACCATCCTCATCCCGTCGATCGGTTACAAATTCGCGATGACGAATGGCTACCTGTCGCGTTTCCAGGCGATGCCGGAAGCGAAGAAGACGCTGGATACGCTGAAGTTCGAAATCACCTGGGAAAAGATCGTCGGCGCGAGGGCATCCTGATGGCGCGCAAGACTTCCCGGGTCACCATCGACGAAGACGGCCGCGATAAGGGAAAGACCTTTGTCGTGACCGAACTTGCGGCGCTGGACATCGAACGATGGACGGTTCGGCTGGTGCTTGCGCTCGGCAAGAACGGCATCAGCCTGCCGAACGTGCAAGTCGATTCCGGGTTCGCTGGCATTGCCGGCGTGCTCTGGGCGCTGATGGCGCAAGTGTCTCCGGAAGAGGCGGAAACGCTGATGGCGACGATGCTGGAAGGTCTCAAGATCGACGAAGGCAAGATCATCCGTGAACTGATGGCGGATGACGTCGAGGAACCGGAAACCCTGTTGCAGCTTCGCATGGCGTGGGTGGACCTGCATGCGGGTTTTTTCACGAAAGGCGGTCGCCTGATCTGGGGCCGCCTGACATCGTCGATTGGCGCAAATACGCCCGCGTCCTGAATGTTCCCGCCACGATCTCCTGCGCCGTGTCATCCAAGCTGGTGACTTTCGCGGAACTCGCCACCACGCTCTCCTTGCAAGACCTGTGGGACGTATTGGAAATCCATGCCGTGAATGCACACAACGAAAACGTCGCATCGCGTGAGGGTCGCTCATGAATGTTATCGAGGGCCATTTCTATGTATACGAGCACTGGCGTACTGATACGTGCACCTGCTTTTATGTGGGCAAGGGGCACAACGATCGGGCATTCAGATTTCGCCGAAACAATTACTACAACCATATCGTGAAGAAACTCGCGCGATCAGGCTTGGTGCCCGAGATTCGAATCGTGAATGACGGTCTCGACGAGAACGTCGCCCTTGCGATCGAAGTGGAGCGCATCGCGTACTGGAAGGCACATGGTGCCACGTTGGCAAATATCACGGACGGCGGTGAAGGCGTCAGCGGTCTGAGGCATTCGGAAGAGACGCGAGCGAAGATCAGGTCGAAACGCGCCCAGCAAAAGATCGTCTGTTCGGCAGAGACGCGCGAACGAATCGGCCTTGCACAGCGTGGAGTTCCGAAACCAATGGAACGCAGGCTGGCCCAGTCTCGCACCATGACGGGCCGCAAGCTTTCTAAGGAGCATTGCGCAGCCATTGCGGCAGGGAATACGGGGCGCCGGCATTCGGCACAAGCAAGGGCCAACATGAGCATGGCGCAGCGTGGACATCCCACGTCGGATCAGGCGCGCGCGAACATGCGAGCAGCGCATATTGGAAAACAGTTGCCATCCGAAACCCGTAGGAAGATGAGCGAGTCGCAAAGGGCGCGATGGGCGCGTCGTCGGTCGGCGGGTGAAGCGCAATGAATATCATTGACGCACTTTTCATAACACTTTCGCTCGACACCAAGGACTATGAGAAAAAACAGAAGGAAGTCACGACCTCGCTCACCAAAATGGGCGACGCATCGGACAAGCAAACCAAGCTGATCGCCGAGAGCGGAAAGAAAGCAGCGGGGGCATTCAGCCTGCTCAAGGTCGAAGTGTTGGGCGCGCTCGCCGCGTTCGGCATGGGAGCCGGGTTCAAGTCGTTCATCGAATCGAGCATGATGGGGCAGGCGCAGCTTGGCAGGCTTTCCACCACGCTTGGCGTGTCCACGCATGCGCTGCAGGCATGGAAGCTTGCCGCGAAAGAAATGGGCGGTTCCGGTGGCGAGGCCATGGATGCATTGCAAACCGTTGCCAAGGGCATGGCGGAAGCCAAGATTCACGGTACATCCGCGCTGATTCAGGCATCGCGCCGGTTTGGTTTCGGTGTATCGAATGATCCGACGCAAACGCTGATCAATATCAGCCGACGCATGTCGCAGATGCATGATCCGCAGCAGGCATTGCAGGTGGCCGAAGCGGCAGGCATCAGCAACTTCACCATGCAACAAATGCTGCTGCAAGGTCCTGACAAATTGCAGGCGCAGCTTGCTCGAACCATGGGGCTTACCGGCGCCGCCACCAAGTCAAGCACCGAGCAAGCGGCAAGGCTTCAGGCGCAGTGGGCGGATTTGCAAGAACGTTTCCGCCAAGTGGGAGAACGCGTGTTCTACAAGCTTGAACCGATCCTTGCGAAACTCGGCGAGAAGCTTGCCAATTGGATCGATCGCATCGACTGGAACAAGGTTATTGCATCCATCGGTCACTTCATCGACAAGGTGCAAGAAGTCGTGAAGGAAATGGGCGGCTGGAAAACGGTCGCTGAAATTCTTGGCGGCGTCCTGGCACTCAAGGTGCTCATGCCGGTGATTGCCCTGGTCTCGAACTTCGGACGCCTCATTCCCTTGCTTGCTGGCGGCGTCGGCTCCGTCACGGGTATCGCGCTCGCCTTCGGGAGTCTTGGTGTGGCTCTCGCTGCCGCAGGAGGCGCCTATCTGGGCCTCAAGGCGAGCGGCGCACTTGACGATGCGGCGAAAAAGTCCACAGGTAACAAGGATGAGACCTTCGGGACGTATCTATACGAGCGCTACAACCCCTTCAATCCGGCATCCGGCAAACGTGAGTTCAGTTTTTGGAAAGGTGCTTCGGCGACGGATGAAAGTATCCGCAAGAACACGGATGAAGAACGCCAATGGATGAAGCAAACAGTACACCCCACGGCCGCTGATGCGGCGCTGGGAAGTGATTTCCTTGGCACTTACGATCCCATGAAGTCGCGTAAGTTCGGTGGCAACAACGCAAGCCTCTTTTCGACACTGGAGCAACGGTACGGCTTACCGGCCGGAACGCTGACCAAGAAGTTCGCCGTGGAATCGGCCAATGGCACGCGCCTCAAATCCCCAGCCGGTGCCGTTGGACCCATGCAGTTCATGCAGGGAACCGCCAAGGATATGGGGCTGACGTTCGGTCCTGGCGGAAACGTCATGGATCTGGATGACAGCGCGGAAGCTGCCGCGAAATATCTGCAACGCCTGCACAATCAGTTCGGCGATTGGGATAAGGCGCAGGCGGCCTACAACTGGGGTCCAGGCAATCTCAAGAAGGATCTTGCAAAGCATGGCAACCAGTGGCTCGCCTTCGCGCCATCCGAAACGCAGAAGTACGTCTCCGCACATCGTTTGCTGCAATCGGCATCGCCGGTATCCGCAGCGGCGCAACGTCAAGGGTCATCCACCAGCACAAACACCGTCAGCATCAATACGCTGAATGTCAACGCACCCAAGGCCACCGACGCGAATGGCATCGTCAAGGGCATGAAAACGGCGATGCGCAGTAACCCGCTGATCGCGGGATCGGTCACGGCGCTCGCCTGATGTCCGTTCCTGCCACCTTCTTCCTGGGCGCTATACAGGCGCTCGGGATCGACCTGTTGAATACAGGTGCCCCGACGTATGCAGTGGTCACGGCTGGCACCACGGCGAGTGCGGGAGGCTTCATGGCGTCGGTTTCCGGCGTGCTGGGCGCGACTCAGAACGGCAGCCCCGTACTGACTCCCGACAGCGTGATTTCGCTCGAATGGCATGGCGAGGAGCGCATCAGCGATTACCCCGTCCAGAACGGACAGTTCGTCTCTTACAACAAGGTCAAGGTGCCGTTCGATCTGCGCATGGTCATGACCTGTCAGGGACTGAATTATGTGCAGGACGCACTCAAGCCCGTGACGCAATCGCTCGATCAGGCGCTCTCCAATATCGGGCTGGCATTCGGCCAACCGATGAGCCGAGACGCCTTCCTGCGCCAACTGGACATGATGCTGGACAGCACGGACCTGTATGACGTGGTGACGCCAGACAAGGTGTACCAGAACGTAAACCTGGTGGGCTGCAACCACGCCAAGAAAAACGATGAAGGCGGCACGCTGATCATCGCGGAATTGATATTCCGGGAAGTGCGTGAATCCGGGAATGCCGATTACCAGACGCCTACGGTATCGACGGGCACTATCACGGGATCCGCGTCACCGTCCTCCGCAACGCCCGTCAATGTTGGAACCGTCGTTGGAACGCAAGCCTCGACATCAAGCGTAGCCACCTTCAATGGATCATTCCCGCCGACATGATCGCCATCCCGTTGCAATCCATTCCGGCGCAGGCATTCAATGTTTCGCTTGGCGGCCAGTCATGCAGGATTTCGCTCTACCAAAAGGGCGACTTTTTCTTCATGGACTTGACGGCGAATAACGTGACGGTCGTGCAGGGACGCATGGTGTTGAACAGCGTCTGGATCGTTCGCTATGCCTATCTTGGATTGGTGGGTGACCTGGTGATGTTCGACACGATGGGCGCGAACGACAGCCCGACTTATGACGGTTTGGGCGCGCGCTATCAGCTCTACTATCTGACGCCGGATGAACTTGCCGCGAGAATTGCATCGTGAGCTTCACCAAGCGCGGGCTTGGGTATCTGATCGAATTGAATCAGGGTGGCACCCCAAATAACAGTGCACCCGCTTCTTTCGACAATGGTTCAAGCACGCTCAATATCGACAGTATTCGAAGCATGGCGTCTATCCAGTCGGTGATTGGTGGAGATACGGCATTTGGCGGACAAGCATTGATCCAGCTATGGGGCATGAAACCCTCGAATATCGCACAGCTTTCCACGCTCGGTTTTGATCAAGCCAAGATTAACAAGAACAAGATCACTGTGTTTGCTTACGATGCCAACGACAAAGGCAATCAGATAGAGGTTTTCTCTGGTGGAATCTTTGTCGCGCACATCAATTACAACGCGATGCCGGATGTGTCGCTAGAACTTGAATGTTATGCATCCATCGGGCAACAGACGCAGGCGATACCAGCCACCAGCGCGCAAGGTTCGAGCGATGTCGCAGCAATGCTTCAGGGCATCTGCGCGGCATGCGACCCGCCCATGACATTCGTTAACAAAGGCGTTTCAGCGAAACTATCGAATGCAGCCTATGCCGGATCACCGTTTCAGCAGATCACCAATATTTGTTGCGATGCGGGCATACCACATTCAATGGCAGCCGGGACGCTGACCATCTGGCCGAATGGCACGAACGTCGACGGGAATACGATCACGATCGGCCCGGATAATGGCATGGTGGGTTACCCTGAATACACACAGATCGGGATCGACGTCACAATGGAGTTCAATCCAGACGTGCAGCTTGGGCGTCAGCTTGCGATCCAGAAAGCGGCAGGAGATTCCGTGCCTATACCGGGCGTGCCCGGAACGTTCTGGATCAATGTCGTCGAACATGAGCTTTCGTCTGAAATGCCGGACGGTCCATGGTTTACGCGCGCCAGCGTGAGCAATATCCAGATCGTCGGGCGCAGCTAATGGCAGGCACGGGCTCCTATTTCAATTCGTCGGCCAGTGCCAATTCGTTGACGTCCTGGTCATTCGCCTTCCGTGCTGCCATGGCTCAGGTGCGCACCACCATTCCAGTGCAGGTGGTTGCGATACACGGCGGCGGTTTGGCGCCCGTAGGGCGTGTGGACGTGCAGCCACTTATCCAGCAGACGGACAGCGCAGGGAACGTCATGGCGCTTCCGGTGCTATATGGCTTGCCCTATCTACGCTGGCAGGGAGGCGCAAGCGCGGTGATCCTTGATGCGGCCATAAATGACATTGGCCTCATCTGCTTCGCCGATCGTGACGTGTCGGCGATCATCGCCAGTGGCAAGCAGTCGGCGCCGGGCTCAAACCGCAGGTTCAGCCTTGCTGACGGCTTCTACATGGGCGCAACATTGAACGCGCAGCCCACGCAATATTTGTGGTTCGATTCTGACAACGGCATCAAACTGATCTCGCCGAACCCGATTCAGGCTATCGCGAACAACGGCGCGAGCAACCCGCCGACAGTCACGATGAACAGTTCCGGGATCGTGCTCAGCTTCGGCGGTCATTCGATCACGATCAACAGTAGCGGAATCGCGATCATCGGCCCGGTGACGGGCGACAACACCGCGACCTTCAGCAAGGAAGGAACGTTCAACGGAGGCCATACGGTCAGCGCACACGTGCATCCGGGTGTCACGTCGGGCAGCAGCAATACCGCAGAACCAACTGGCTAACGCACCTGGACAGGGATTGTGGCTTGAACATCCCTACCCATACTGTCTTCTTTAACCAGAGGGCCGGCGAGATTACCTCCATTCTTGCCGATGGCCGCAATCACGCCAGGCGGCTGCATGAAGGGAGCGATCATGATGACTTGGTACGAATAGTTTCCCGGGGATAGACACGACAGACCGGTGATTCCGACCGGCCCAAACGCGCCATGCGATACGGCGACGTTTGCGGCATTCAATGCGCAGCCTTCCGCGCGATTGAATTCTGACCCCGGTTCGCCCATGAGTCCGATGCTCAAAATAGTCCCATCCGGTAAGTTCGTTGTCCCGGACACGATCCCGTTCGTTGAAATGATCGAAGGCAGCTTGATCCACACGTTCAATGGCTGTTGAGCGTAAGACGCGCACGCGACAAACAGCAATGCGCAGACCAGCGAGAAACGTTTCATAACCCACCCCTATAGCCGAGACATGCAGACTCTACCACTCGACACTACCAGCTGGGACTTGGCGCTGGACAGCAATGGCAACCTGTCGCTGACCGATCCCGATTACAGCATTGCGCAGGACGTGGCCTCGGCTATCCGCACCTTTCAGGGTGAATGTTGGTACGGCGCTACGCTCGGCATGCCTTATTTCCAGTCGATTCTAGGCAAGCTTCCGCCGCGATCGTACATCACGAGCCTGCTGGAACGGGCGGCATTGACCGTGACCGGCGTGGTGTCAGTAACCGTGGTCAGCCTGGGGCTCAATGCACAACGCCAGTTAACCGGCTCCGTGATCGTGGTCAGCACGGACACCAATACTCCCATCGTTGCGAGTTTCTGATATGACCGGCACCGCCGTCCCCGACATCCAGTTCACGCCCACAGGCCTTGTGCTGCCGACCGATTCGGCCATCCTCGGCGGCGTTCAGTCCGATCAGCAACGGGCGTTCGGTGGCAACCTATCGTTGTCGTTGTCGTCGCCTCAGGGACAGCTTGCCCAGGCGCTGACCGCCATCATCAGCGACAAAAACGCGCAGATCGCCGAAATCGTGAACCAGGTGGACCCGGCTAATGCTGCCGGTGTCATGCAGGACGCCATCGGGGCGATCTATTTCATGCAACGGATTGCGGCGTCGGGCACCTTGGTGGCCGGGACATGCAACGGCCTGGCCGGCACCGTCATCCCGCAGGGGGCTATCGCGCAGGACACGGCAGGCAACCAGTATGCGTTGCTCTCTGCGGTCACCATCGCATCGTCTGGCAATGTCATCGGTCAGTTCCAGTGCCTGAGCATGGGTCCGATCGCCTGTCCCACAGGAACGCTTACCACGATCTACAAGGCCATTTCCGGGTGGGAGTCCGTTACGAATGCGACGGCCGGCGTTCCTGGAGTGAATGAAGAATCGCGTGCGGATTTCGAGCTGCGTCGGCAGAACTCCGTGGGTGTCAATGCGCTGAACTCCATCCAGTCCGTGCTTGCGGCTGTGCTTGCGGTTCCGAACGTCATCGACGCTTACGTGACGGACAACTCGACGAATGCCGCGGTCAACACCGGCCCGACCAATTATCCGATCATCGGAAATTCGATTTACGTGGCTGTCGCGGGCGGCGCGGCGGCGGATGTTGCCAAGGCCATATGGAGCAAGAAATCGCTGGGTTGCGCGTACAATGGCACAACGACGTACACCTACACGGACTCATCCACGGGCGTCTTGCCCTATCCGACGTACACCGTGAAGTGGGTCACCCCTACATCGGTTCCGGTGTATTTTGCGGTGAACATCGTCAACAATACGAGTGTCCCATCCAATATCACGCAATTGGTACAGGCCGCCATTCTTGCGGCCTTCAATGGGCAGGATGGCGGTTCGCGTGCACGAATCGGCTCGACCCTGTACGCAGGACGTTACTTCGCGGGCATCGCAGCCATCGGCAATGGCGTCGAACTGCTTTCGATCGGCATCGGCGCATCAGCCAGTCCCACAGCAACGTCTCTGGCGTTGGGCATTGATCAATTGCCAACCTTGAGCGCCAGCAACATCACGGTGACCCTGTCGTGAGAGTGGTGCAGAACATCACGGCTAACGCCGAAGTCTTTGCAACCGGAGATGGCGCAACCTCGGTCTATCCGCTGACCTTCGACGGACTGACGCTTGTCGATCCCGAAAAGGCGCGAGTCACCGCCATCCACCGCGCGGACTGGCAGGGCCGCCAGCTGCTGTATCCGACGCCGCGGACGAACAGGGTACGGCAGTCCAGCACCCCGACAAGCTCCTCCCTGTCAAACGTCACCTTGGCAACGGTGGCCGGCGCTGCGCCTGACGGCTCCGCAAGTGTTTCGTCGATGACGGTAACGGGTGGCACAGCACCGCAAATGTCTGTGCTTATGACGTCCAACGCTCCAGTAGTGGATGAGGACGGCAATACAGGGTTCTCGCTTTTTGTTGATAAAACCTCTCCCTCGGGGTTTGCGGGCATCCAAGTTAACCAGCAGAACGGCCCGACGGTTCTGGCGGCGTCTTTCATCGCACTGAACCTAGCGACGGGGGTTCTTGGCAACGAGTTCCTGGTCTCGACCGCTCTCAACAACTTCACCGCCACCGTCGATTCGCTGCCTGGTTGGTACAAGATCACCATCAAGTTCCCGGTGCGCCCCACGGCCACCTCCGTCCAGCCCTATATCTGTGTGCCGAACAGCACAACTTCGCGCAGCGGCACCGTAGGCGCAGTGCTTCGGTTCTTCGGCGGCATGAGTTTCTACGGCTCCTACATCCCCACCACTTCCGCCCCCGTTACCCTCACCGATTACACCTACACCCCGGCAGGTCAGGTCACGCTGGGGCAGGTGCCAGTAAATGGCGCGGTGTTGGATTGGGGTGGCAGCGGAACCATCAATCTGCTGGATGCAACGCCTACCTTTCTGTCCCAGTACGCCACATCGCCCATCCTGACGAGCTTAATCCAGGCCGCCAACGAGACGATCGACCCGCAGGCGGATTTCGATGCGTTCATGGCGAACGTGTGGGATGTCTACACCGCTCAGGGGTTCGGCTTGGACATCTGGGGACGCATCGTCAACATCCCGCGCACGATCAATATTCCGGCATCGTCCGATTTCTTTGGATTCGACGAAGCGTTGCCGGATGCCGAGCCCTTCAACCAGGCGCCGTTCTACAACGGCCCTACAGGCGGAACGCTCTTCACGCTGACCGATGACGCCTATCGCGTGCTCATCCTGACCAAAGCGCTTGCAAATATTTCGAGCTTCACCGCGCAGTCGATGAACGCCCTGCTGAACTTCATGTTCAACGGACAGGGTTCGACGCGAGGTTCATGCTATGTGCTTGAGAGCGGCACACCGATGCAGATTTCCTACGTGTTTAATTTCGCGCTGACGTCGTGGGAGGCAGCTGTGCTTGAGCAATCGTCACTCATGCCAAGGCCTACAGGCGTTGGCGTGACGATCACCGTCAATCCATAACCCGATCCATTCCAAGCATTTCGAAGAGGCCGCCTTGTGCGGCCTTTTCATTTTACAGAGGCTAGACCATGCAGAAGTCCAATGCGCCTACGAAACTAACCTTGGCGTTTGCTTCGGGTTCCGGGGCAGGCCCGGTGAATGTCGTTCCCTTGACGCCGGGAGCCACGCCCGGAACCGCCAGCTACCAGACCGGTTTCACGTCGATCAACATGGAACCGATTGCTTCGGGTGGCATCCCGCCGTTTGGTGCAGATTTCAATGGACTGTTCGGCGCTGCTACCACGGCGCAAATTTGGCAGCAATCCGGCTACACTTGGACGTTCGATTCCGCGTTCGCGTCGAATGCCAACATCGGCGGTTATCCGGCCGGCTCCGTACTGATGATGGGCAGCGGCAAAGGTCTGTGGGTCAATCAGACCGACAATAATACCGTCAGCCCTGATTCGACGGGATCTACAGGATGGGTCGGCATCCCCGCCGCTGGCGTTTCCACGATAGCTACCACGGGCGGCACGAAGACGCCCGATCCTTCAGCACTGGGTGTCACGACATTGCTCGTGAGTGGCGCGCTGACTTCGAATGCAACTGTTGTGCTTCCGCTCACCGCTGGTGCGCGCTGGATCATCGCCAACAACACCACGGGAAGTTTCACGCTCACCGTTCAAGGCGCCACTGGGGCAGGCGTTGCGATCACGCAAGGATCCGCGCTGACTGTATTCACCGACGGCACCGCGTACTTTGCTGCGAGTGCCAATCTCTCCGGCGCCTATCTCCCCATTGGCGGAACTGCCGTCGCAGCAACCAAACTGGCGACAGCGCGAACATTCAGCCTAAGCGGACAAGCTACGGGGGCGGGCACAACCAGCTTCGATGGCACGGGCAATCTGGTGATCAATGTCACTGCGCTTGCGCCCACCGCTGCGCAGATAAATGCTGGATTGACTTATACGGCAGCAAATGACGCGAATGTTGTCCACATTAATGGGACAGAAACGATTACGGGCACCAAGGCATTCTCGAATGTAATAACAACGCCTAGCATGAGCATCGGCGCCAACCTGGTTTACCTTTATGAAACCGGAACTCCGGGTGCACTAGGAATCCGCACAGGCACGGGAAGTTCGCCATCGTATTGTTCGATCGGAGTGGACGGTTCCTTTATCACGCCCGGTAATATTACAGCCACCGGTAACATCGCCAGCTCTGGTACCGTTTCCGGCGCAACCATCACGAGCAGTGGCACTGTAACTGGCGCAACCATCACTTCATCGGGAGTCGTGAATTCCGGCGCGAACTTCACCTCAACGTCATCGACGGTAAATCTGAATACGACGGGCACAGGCACCGTGCAACTACGGCCTAATGGGCAAGGAAGCTCGACTGGTCAACTCTCTATCGCTTCCACCGGCAATGTCGTGGCGTCTGGCACGATCACTCCGGGCTCCGATGAGCGCATAAAAGATAACGTGCAGCCGATCACTGGGGCGCTTGATATGGTGCGCGCAGCGCTGGTTGGCGTCGAGTATGACCGCAACGATCAAGATGGCGCACATGACGCCGGATTTATCGCTCAGCGCGTGAAGCAGTATCTTCCGCACCTGGTGCCTATCACGAAGACACACGGATTCGATGATTTCCATTCGATGAACTACAACGGCGCCGTAGCCTATTTGTCGGCCGCTCTGGTCGAGTTGCATGACATCGTAAAGAAACAGCAAATTGTGATCGACGCACTGACTGCCAAGGTAGGTTGACGTGACCACTGGGTTAAAAACGAAAGCATCAGGAAATGCTGACCTGGATCTGGTGTTCGATCCCTACGTGCAAGGTACGTCACCGCCGGCGACCGGGCTAAACGTCGGCGGCACGACAACTGACATCAATACACGCTACGCGCCAATCGTTTTCGGTTCGGCAGCGGCGGCGACAGGATTCAACACCAAACAATCCGGAAACGCCGACCTGAACACGTTATTCGCGGCTTATGGGACAGCGGTCTATGCACTGCCAATCAACGGGAACCGTTATACAGCCGCCGCCTTCACGACTGGCGCGGGCGTCAATGCGGCGCTGAATTTCAATGCCGCGACCTCCGGATGGACGGTAACGAAGAACATTGCCGGCACGGTGACCACACTGGACTCGGGAACTATTCCTGCCGGCGCGACGAAGGTCAAATATACGGACACATGGTTGAACGCAACGGGCGATACCGGCACCGGAAGCCCAACCAATGGCGCGCCATCCTTCACGACGCTGACTTCAACGAGCATCAGCGCATCCGACAGCATCGGCGTGGCTGGGGGCGGCGGCACCAAGCAAACCACGCACAGCATGAATATCCAGTTCCAGAATGCGGCGGGCGCGACGATCTCCAATACGACGATCACTTTCGTCTGTACAGCGGACGGCGAGTAATTCGCGGGAGGCGATCCGACGCTCCAATCAGCCTTCGCCGACAGCATCATTTCGTTGACGCCGACACAATGATCCCGCCCCGGTCGTCAGGCCTCATCCGGCGATAGTCAGCTCAGGCGACGTGCGTTCAGGCGCGGGCCGATGGCCGGGGCGCTACTTCTGCTTCAACCAGCGCAGGCAGCGCTCGATCACGGTCTGCCGTTCCCGACACCAGGCGCATTCGATCTTCGGTGCAAAGGGATGCCGCGGCTTCGACTCGCCCACATTGCCGCAGACCGGGCAGCGGGACAGGGCAAGCATGGCGACGGCGTCGACGGTGATCTGGCGGGGGTCGTTCAAGGGCATGGCGGCGAGGGTAGCGGGAGGCAGTCTCAGGGGGTGAAATCGCGTGTAAAACCCGTCCCGCAGCCCGCATTCCTGCGTCGAAATGAGCCCGTTTTCGTGTAAATCAATTCGCAGTAACCCCATGATTTCAAAGTATCGTCTACCTTACTGTTAATCAGGGGGTCGTTGGTTCGAGTCCAACTTCGGGCGCCAGACACAGACAAAGGCCGGCAAGAAATTGCCGGCCTTTGCTTTTTCGCATGATCAGAAGCAGAAAGGGCGCCGCGGCG